CCGGGTCGCCGTCCTCGGCCTCGCGCAACAACCGCCCGAGCCGCTGCGGCGACATGTTCGACGAGACATCGGCGCCGCCGAACAGGCGCGCGCCGCCCGCCTGCGCCAGCAGCGTCTCGACGACGCGGCTCCCAAGAGCGCCGGCCGCGACCGGCCGCCCGAACTGATCGACGAGACCGCTCACCATGTGCCCCTCTCTACGTCAGACTCTTCATCCGCGCGCATGCGCATCCTGCCGGACGTGGTCCGCGCAGCCCCTTCGGACGCTGCCGCCGCCCGGCTCGCGTGCAGCGCCCCGGTGTAGGCCATCGGCGTCTCTCCGGCCGCCGCCGCCATCAGCGCCGCCGCCCAGAACCGGTCGGCATGCGCGTCCGAGCTGCCGTCCTCGGCGAGGCGCGGGGCTCCGCTCGGCCCCGCCACGCGCTTCACGCTCCTCAGGTCGGCGCGGATCGCGGCGTCCTTCGGGATCCGGATCAGCCCGCGCTCGAACCGGTCTTTGAGCGCGGTCGCGATGTCGAGCTTGCGGGGCCCGGTGAACAGCACGCCCTCGACCGTCGCGCCCCAGCGCGCCTGCAGATCCTCGACAACCTTCTCGCCCATGCCGGTCTGGTCGACGCCGGCGCGCACTACGCGATAGGCCCGCATGAGGCGCTCGAACTCATGGTCCTGCTCGGCGAAGGAGGCGCCGCGCAGCTCCACGCGCTCGCGCACCCAGAGGGTTTCGCCGACGAGCTCAGCCGCCCAGATGACCGAGAGGTCGCGGCGGCGCGCGACGTCGCGGCCGAGATAAACCGGCCCGCCCGCGTAAAGCTCGGGACGGCCCGCCTCGTCGTGCTCGGCCGCCGCGACTTGTTCCGGCGTCAGCCACGAGCCGCCGCCGGGACGCGGCACGCAGTCGAGTTCTTCTTCCGCCGCCTCGCCATAGGTTGCGCGGATCTCCGCCTCCCAGGCGGCGCGGCCTTCCGGCGTGGCAGCGCGCCCCGCGACCAGGCAGATCCGCTCGTAGAGCCCGTCGGCAAGCGCGTCGCCGAGCGTGATCCGCAGCGTCGCGCCCTTGCGCCGGCCGGCCTTGATCTCGTCGATCAGCTGATTGAACGGGTTCGCAGCGCCGTCATGGGTCGAAACGACCGCGACCGATCCGCCCCACATGAGGAGTGCCAGCGCCGCCTTCAGGACTTCGGCCAGGTCCTTGTGGAACGCCGCCTCGTCGATGATCACGTCGCCCTGGCGGCCGCGCAGCGCGCGCGGCACCGACGGTAGGGCAGTCACGGAGAAGCCGCTCGCGAAGACGATGCGGAACGCCTTGATGTCGCCGTCCTCGTCGGCGAGCACGATCTCCTCGGCGGCGTTCGCGGCGATCTGAAACGCCTTCGCCCACATGCCCACGGTCGAGATGAACTCGCGCGCCATCTCGGCGTCGTAGCCCATGTAGTAGGTGTTGCGGCCTCCGGCGCCGCGTGACCGGGCAGCCCGAAGCGCCGCCCGCGCGGCGAGCGCCCAGGTCAGGCCGATGCGCCGGCTCTTCTCGATCACGGCGAGCGCCGTCGCATTGCACAGGTCGATGGCGAGCCGCTGATAGCCCAGAAGCAGGGACGCAGGCGCGAGACGCGCCAGCACCGGCGCCGCTTCGGCCTGGGGTGTCAGAGCGGGTGCGGCAGCTTCGGTCACGGCAAGGCCGGTCGGACCGCGCAGTCCTTCGCTTCGAGCAGCTTGCGCAGCGCCATGGTGCGCTCGGCGCTGCTCGGCAGCGTGTCCATCACATGTCGGGCCATACGGGCGAACTGCGCCGAGACCGCCCGCAGGGGTTCTGGCAGGTGCGCGTAATGGAAAAACCGCAGGAGGGGATTGTGATAGATCTCGCCCGGCGTGAACTCCACGGGGGCGGGGTGCAGGGCTTCGCTCATGATGGTCCCTCAGGATTTCAGGCCGAGCACGGCGCGCTCGATCTCGGCCGCCGTTTCCGCGGAGAGGCCCTTCGCAACCATGGCCTCGCGCGCCGCGCCCGCGGCCTTCTTCGTCGCGTCGAGCCGCTCGGCCGCAATCTGACGGTCCACGTCGACCTTCCGCGCGGCCTGCAGCTCGCGCGCCGACTTCGCCAGAAAGTTGAGGTCCTTCGGCGACAGCGCCTCGTCGGGCTCGTCCTCGGCCGCCGCCTTCATCGCGACCCGGAACAGGATCGACTGCAGCATCTGAGCGATCAGCTCGACCTGCTCGCCCGACGCCGCCTCGCGCAACGGCGCGACCAAGCTCTTCGCGGCTTCCTGAACGGCGCGCAGCTTGCCGCCCACCTCGTCGACGCGCTGCTTGTAGCGGCCCAGCGCCGAGCGCGAGATCTCCGCGCCAAGCGGGCGGATCGCGTCGAGGATGTCGTCGAGCGCGACCTTGGCGGCCAGTTTCTCGTCGATCAGCGCCTTGAGGCGCGGATCGAGCGTGTCGATCGAGGACGCGCGCATCGCTCAGGGCCCCGGGCGCTTGACGCCGTCGACACGGCGCTTTCCGGACGCGACATCGTGCCCGGCCTCGGTCAGGGTCGCGACCTTCAGCGCATCGAGCGCCCGGACGGTCACGAGGCCCAGCTCCTCCAGCCAGCCGAGCTGGCCGCGCACCTGGTCGCGCGTCGCCGACAGGCCCAGATGCTCCGCCGCCTCGCGCAGGATGCTGTCGTTCAGCTGATAGCCGGCCGCTTCGGACAGCAGCCGCAGGATCGTGATCCTCAGATGCGGGAAGAACGTCCGCTCCTTGTAGTCGCTCACTTCTTGCGCTCCGGATGTGTCAGCAGGTGCTCTTCGATCCGCACGATGCGCGCGAGGGTCTGCTCGGTCTGGCCCGACATGTGCTCCAGCACTGCCGAGGTGCGGCCCGCATCGCCGTCGAGCCGCGCCTCAAGCCGTGCGAGCGTGACCCGGATATCGCTGAACGACGCGGCCGTCGGCAGAGCGGCGATCTGCTGCTGCAGCTGCTGGATGGCGGCGCCGTTGCGCCCGCTCGACGCCTCGATATCGGTGAACCGCTTGTCGACCGCGTCCTTCTCGCGCCATGTCGAGGCGCGCCCGAACGCCATCCAGGCCAGCACGATCGAGGCGATAGACCCCAGCGCCGCGACGAAGGGCAGAACTTCCTTGAACGCGTCCATCACTTCTCTCCTGCCGTCTTCCTGCCGCCCTCGCCCCAGGCCGCGCACTCGAACCGTTTGGCCTGCTCGTCCCAGTAAGCCGCCGCCAACTCCACGAACGCCGCATCGGCGCTGAGCTTGAGCCGCACCGGCGGCGCGCAGCGCGCGGCTGCGGGCCGTTTCGGATCGAGCGCCTTGGGCACCTTCCCGTCCGGGCAGAGGCCGCACCAGGCGGGAGGCCCGATCGCGGCGACACGGGCCTCAAGCTGGACCAAGGCGGGCTTCAACGGCCCCTCAGGGGCCGTTGAGGGCGTCGTTCCACAGGCGCCAGCGCTCAGGGCCAAGGCGGCACTCGCCATCGTTCTGAACCACGTCATCGATCCGTCCTCTCAAACCGTCGGCCCAGGTGGCGGCGGCCGCGCGGGCTTCGTCCCGCTGCGCGACAGCCACTTCCATCCGTGCCATCGTCTCGTCGAGCGTCGTGGTGATCGCTGCGACCTGGCGCGCCGCGTCGTCGCGCTCGGTGGCGAGCTGCTTGGCCTCAGCCCGCGCCTTGTCGCGCTCCGACGTCAGCGTCGCGTTGCCGGCCTGGACCGACTGCAGCGCGAGCCAAAGCGCCACGATGCAGCCGATGGCCGCGAGCCCGGCGAGCCCGCCGGCATAGAGGGCGATCCGACCGATCATGCTCGTCCTCCCCGCGCCGCCTCGACGATCGCCGCGATCTGGGCCACGAACTCCTTGGTCGGCGCCTGCATGTAGAGCGTGCTGTTCCAGAGGTTCGCCGCGATCAGGACCAGCGCGATCGTCGTCAGATACGCGGGCTCGTCGAGCCGCCAGACGATCAGCGCCACCAGCGCAAACGCGATCAGCGCCGACCCGAACGCGAAGATCCGGCGGAAGAAGAACCGCGGCTCGGGAATAGGCGTGACCCCATGACCCGCTTCTCCCTCTCCCCGGCGGGGAGAGGGCTGGGGTGACGGCGCGGGCGCAAGAGCTTCGGTCACTCGTTGCCCAGCTCCTCGCGATAGGCCTGCACCTTCAGCTCCAGGGCCGAGAGTATGCTGTCGGGATCAAGGCCTGCGTCGAAAGCCTCGCTTACGAGCGCATCCAGCTTCTCTTCAAACTCTTCGGACGTCATGGCACTCTCCCTTCGAACATCGCGCGCTCTTCGGCGCGCCGCTTCACCAGGCCAGGCAGGCGCACGCGCTTGCCTTTGACCCGCGCGAACACCCAGCGATCGAACTGCGCCGCCGCCTGGACGCGCTCCTGCGCGTTGAGCAGCTTCAGCAGCGTCGATTTCCCGAGCCGCGCCGCGCCCAGATTGAAGACGAAGCTCGCCAGCGCCTCGCGCTCATGGGGCGCGAGCCGCACGGTCACGAGCCGGTCGACTGCCAGAAGCGCCTCGTCGAGATCGACGCGCAGCAGCCACTCCGCCTGGTCCTCACGGATCCGCATGCCCGGCCTCACGCCGCGCGTGCTGCCATAGCCGATGGTCCAGACCCCGGCCGGGCAGCGATAGGCGCTGAGCCGCAAGCCCTCGTGACGGCGCACCATGGCCAGCAAGGTTTCGGACGGCCCAGCGCTCACGGGCGTTGCCCTTCCGCACGCACGCGCACCCGCACGGCGACATGATCGCCCAGCGCCGCGGCCAGCCGCGCGAAATCCTTGTCCAAGACCCTGATGCAGCCGCCGGTCGGGACCAGCCGCGCATTCCCGCGTCCGCCATGAATGGCGAGGCCGGCGCGGCCATTGCCCTCGGCCTCCTGCGCCTCGCCGCCGACGGGATCGAGTGGGATCCAATGCGTGCCGAACCCGGTCGTGCGCCCCTTGGGCCGCGCCACGACGCCCTGGCGCGCGACGTAGTCGCCGAGCGGCGTGTTGCCGAGCCGCTTGGTGGGCGCGCAGCTGGGATTGCCGCCTTGAGCGCAGAGCTCGCGCGCCGCGCGGCCGAGGCACGGCATCGACGCAAGCATTCGGCCCTTGCCGTCGGTGACGGTGAGCGTGCCGGGCTGCGTCCGGTCGGCGGGAAGGGTAACGGTGATCTCGCGCATGATGCGCGGACCATGCGCGCGCGCGGGCGCGTGCATCAGTCCGACAAATGTCGGCCCTACGCCGTCAGGTCTTCCAAAGCGGCAGGTCGGGCTCCGGGGTCGCATCCCCGATGCGCCGGCGCTCCGGGCCGAGCCCGTCGGCGGTCAGGCGCGACGAGACCCGCTCGGCCGTGCGCTGCGAGGTGTCTGCCATCCGCGCCGCTTCGGCGGTGGAAAATCCTTGGCCGATCATTTCGGCCAGGCGGCGGCGGCGCCCGGCCGGTCCGCGATCGGGACCCTGCGGCAGGTCGATATAGCCGGCCCCGAACGCATCGATCAGGGTCTTCATGCCGTCCATGCCGACCAGCTGGGCGATCGGATGCGTTGCGCGCGGGCGCATCGGCAAGGCGATCTTCGTGCCGCCGAAGGCCGCGACGAGCTTGACCGCCGCCGCTTCGCCGACGACGTCGCGCAGCTGGTGCCAGGGCACGTTGACCTTGCTCATCCTTTTTGTGCCTCGCCCCTGCGGGGAGAGGCCGGCGCGGCATCCGGCGCCGCGCCGGGTGAGGGGGCTGACAAGCGCCCCTTCGCCTTCCGCACCAACTGACCCAGACGCTTCGAGGCCGCGTCCATCTCCGCCGGGGTAAACTGCGTCAGCCCGCGATCGGGCGGCCCTGACACCACGCGCAGGAACCCATTGAGCCCGTGCCGTCCCTTGACTGCGACCTTGCCCAGGCGCTCCAGCGTGGCCCATTGCGCAATCAGCAGCCGCGTGCGGGCCGTCAGCTGCCCGCCGCCCAGATCGGGCAGGATGTGCTGGCCTGCGTCCCATCCCGCCCGCGCCGCCATAGCTTTCAGCGCCTCAAGGACCGACGGCGCATCGCCGGACGTCAGCCATTCGAGCCGCGCGACCGGTTTCACGTGGGACGTCTGGCGCTCCACGAACGCATCGAGCGCCGCGTCGCCGCCGTCCTCAAGCGCGCCCAGATTATAGAGCCCGATCCAGATCGCCTTGATCATGCGCTGATGCGCCTGACCCGCCACCCGCACCTTTTTCACCGGCCCCGCTTCCCCCGCCGGGGCAAGCTGCCGCGAAGCATTGTCAGATGTTCGCTTCAATGAAGCCGAAGCGGCTGAAGGGGGGCTTGCGCGCCGCACCGCCCGCGCCACGCGCTCGACTTCGGCGTCGGTCAGCGCCGTCAGCGACCGCTTGCCGGTCTCGCGCTCGATCAGGTCGCGCCGCATCTCTTCGTCGAGGCCTGCGGCCTTCGCGCCCGCATAGATGACCTTGATCGCGCCGGCGCGGCTCATGTCCCGCGCTCCAGCAGCAGCAGCCGGTGCATCAGCCGCTTCGCCCTCGCTCGCAGAAGTACCGCGCGTTCGCCGCGCGACGAAAACCCGAGCGCCTTCAGCTCGGCCCGGATCGCCGTCAGCCGCGCCTGCAGCGCGTCCGCCTCGCCCGCCTCGCTCGCTTCCCCCTCTGGGGGAAGCAGCCGCGATAACCCTGCGCTTACGAGGCCGCCGTCCGGCACGCGCACCTCGCCGTCGTCCCGGTCGAGCCACCAGGCGCGCGGGGTGAACAATCCGGCGAGGGGCGGCTGCGGGCTCACCGGCCGGCCGCCCCCAGTGCAAGCTCCCGGACGGTGACGAGAGCGAGGCGCGCCTGGTCGAGCGCCTCCAGCGCTCCGTCGATCTCGGTCAGGCTGAGGCGCCGGAGGCCCAGCTCCTCCGATCCGGCCGGTGCGCCGCGCGACGCCGCGCGCAGCGTCTCGGAGAGCGCTAGCGCTCGCGCCCGGAAGACCGGATCGCGCTGCGCCCGTTCATGGGCACGGCGCGCGGAATAGGCGACGGTCGAGTGATCCGCGTGGCCCAGCGCCGGTCCGATCAGCGTCGACGGCAGGCCGGTCCCGAGGCGCAGTGCATAGATCGCCAGCTGCCGCGGCTCGACCGCCGCCTTGCTGCGGCCCTTGGCCGTCAGGGCCTCGGGGCGGACTCCGTAGAGAGCCGCCGCCTCGCGCACCGCCAGCGCCAGCAGACCGCTCATGGCCCGTACTCCTCGATCAGGCGCAGGCTGCGGCGCTTGTGGGGAAGGTGTTCGGCATGCCCGCGCTCGATCAGCTGCATGACGAGGTCGTGCACCCAGCCGCGGCCGGGCTTGCCGAGCGCGGCGGCCAGTTCGCTGATCGTCGGCGGCACGCCGTCGACGGTCAGCCTGCGGATCGTATCCTTCATGCGCCGCTGCGGGCCGGTCAGCCCGAGCGGTCGGCGGCGTGGCGTCGCCGTCTCTCCACCGGGAAGAGGGCTGGGGTGAGGGCTGGGGTGAGGGGCCATACCAGTACCGACCGCGCGCGACAGGTCGCCGATCAGCGCGCGTGCCTCTGCGGGCGTCAGCCGCACGACCATCCCGTCGCGCGAGGCCTCGCCATCATGCGGCACCATCAGCGTGACGCAGTTCGCGTGCAGCGCACGGACGCCGATAGGGCTCACGGGGGCTGACACCGTCTGCAGAGCTCTCGAAGGGATCAGCGGCATGTCAGGCCTCCTGCTTCGCGATCACAACGGGGCGGGCGGCGATTTCGGCCATATGCTTCAGCAGCTCGTCCTGACTGGCCTCGAACATCAGGTGCTCGAACCCGGCCCTAGTCCCGTCCTCACCCCACTTCGCATTCGTGGGCCAGGCCGCAAGATGATGATATCCGTACCCGATCGCGGCCGCGCTGAACGTCCATCCGTTGTCGAGCCTGAAGTGCGTGACGTACCGTCCCACACCCCGACCGCGCCGAATGAGGTTATGGACAATCTCCATCGCTCACTCCTCCGCCAGTTCGAGGCCGGCCGGCGCGACATAGAACTGCTCGCGGCCCACGATGACCGCGATCTCGGGCCAGTCCTTGACCGCATCCGGATCGCGCAGCACCGCGTGCCGGTCGATCTCGATCTTGACCCGCACGAAGGGCAGCTTGCGCGTAAGCGCCGCGAGCTCGGCCGACACGGCATGCGTCAGCCGCTCCAGCAGCGTCTTCTCGCCCGCGATCGCGACGCTAGGCGGATCCGTGCGCCAGCCGATCTCGCCAGTGCCGAGATCCGCCGCCTTGCCTCGTGCCCCGGCCAAGAGCTCCTGCCGCCGCGCTTCCCCGAACGCCTGGAGCGCCGCGAAGGCGGTCTTGAGGACGGCCTTATGGGGCGCCGACGCGGCCTCGAACGCGGCCTTGAGCGCCGCGCTGTCTTCCTTCAGCTGCGCGTCGGCCGCCGTCAGGAAATTGGCCGCCTGGCCATAGGCGCGCAGCAGCTGGGCTGCCTCCTCGCGGGTCT